ATTTTTTTTGATTATTTCTTCAGGATATGCATAATGATTAGCTAAACCTTGCTTTAGCATTAGTTCACTTCTTGTATGTCGCTTTTTTGTTTTATCAATAATATAATTCAAACCTAAAGTGTTCATATGTTTGTTATAATATATTTTTGAACTATATTTTATATATCCAACTGGATTGCTATAATGCGCACCCAATTCATAATTCATTTCAGTTATTTTCTCTCTTAAAAAACAAAGCTTTTTACTTTCTTCATCTTTATCTACATATTTACTTATTTTCTGCAAATCTATATCTGTTAAATCTATTTTATTACTTTCTCCAATGATTTCAAGTCCTTTTATTTCTAGAATACTTGTTTCATTTTTAATTTCATCTAACAATTCATCTTCTGTAACACAAAGAAATTCATCCATATCTATCATTATTATCCATCCATTTTTTATATTTTTCAAACAATTATTTTTTATTTTTAAATATAGGTGGTCATTTATTTGATTATTGCTACTCCATGAGATTACATTACAACCAAGTGATAATGCCAATTTAACAGAATTATCAGTTGATTGATTATCATAAATAGTTATTTTACATGAAGGCAAATATTTTTTATAATGATTAATAGTATGAGGCAATAAGTAGCTTTCATTATTAAATAAATAAGACAAACTTTTCTGTCAATATAACTTAGTTACATTTTTTTACCGATTATTGCGAATAGTATAAAAAATGTTACAACCGATAAAAGTCCACCAACAATAGTGCCAACTATATACTGCAATGGTGTATGATAACTATAAACTATAGAAATAATGAATTCACACACATATAAAATAAAAGTAATTATAAATAAACCATAAACAACGTTACCGCGAATGAGTTTACTATTTTCGATCTTCTTGTAAAACAAACATAAAAAAACCACAAAAAACGCTATGTATTGTGAATGACCTGATGGCATGCCATAGATATTTTTTTCACCATCCTTTTTCTTTTGCTCTACTAAATTTTTGTTGGGTAGTTCTGCTTTAATCATAAGCTGTAAGTAGTTGTTTAAGTTTTCGTTAAATTTTGAAACAAAATAAATACTAATAATTAACAATATTTTATGAAAAAAATTAAATTTCGATACTAAAATAACAAAGTAAAGAACGGATACTACGTATTGCATTAACGTTGAAATAATTTCCATTTTATCTCGAATATACTATATATAGTTATAGGTATAAAATAAATAATATATTCGTAAAAAATATACTTAAAGCCATTCACTATATTATTGTATACTATCGTATATTATCGTAGTTATTCTTCGTTATGAGTTCTTCAGATACATCGGCTTCTGTTCGTCTTACTGGGCGCGTGAAGTGGTTCAATAATAAAACCGGATTTGGGTTTATCACCATTGTAGGTGGAAATGACCAATTCAAAGATGCAAGTGAGATTTTTGCACACCATTCTGCGATTAAGGTAAGTCAGGAGCAATACCGCTATTTGGTAGAGGGGGAGTATGTGGAGTTTTCTGTTTCAAGCACTGCGTCAGGAGACCATAAGTTTCAGGCGGCGGATGTTCGTGGTGTAAAGGGTGGGAAGTTGTTTTGCGAGACGCGCCATGAGCAACGTGCAAGTGCACCGACGGCTTCATCGGGTTCAGGCAATAGAGGCGCGAGAGGTAATAGTAGTGGTAGTGGTGACCGCACCAATGGCGGAGATAGAGCAGTGCGTGGTGGCCGTGGTAGAGGCGACGTTAGTCGTGGTGGGCGCGGAGAGTGGATGTTGGTGCGAAGAGATGCAGCTGAGTTTGCTGGTGCTGGTGCGGGTGGTGAGAGCGGTGGCCGTGGCCGTGGCCGTGGCCGTGGCGGACGCGTTTATTCAAGTCGCCCTAGTGGACAGCGTCAACCTCGCGAGTCATCTTTGTCTGAGTCATTTGTAGAGCATACACAACCTCAGTCTGCTCCAGTCCCGACCCCATCAGCAGCCCCATCCTCGACTGCAGAACCTAACGAAGTTCCTGCTACACCTCGTGCATCATCTGCACGTAAACCCAAGCAAAGCAAGCCTGTGAGCTAAGCTAATACAATATATCCCTATTAAATTAATTTGTTACGTTTGCATACATGCGCATGCGCATGCCTATGCATAGACATAGTAACAAATTAATTCTTATTTTTTCTACGCCTTGTTTGAAACTTGCGAAGTAGTTTTGCTCTACGCGACATTATCAACATTCTTTTTCTTTTTGTAAGTGCGTATTTTTTACCATGAATGTTTATAAGTTTCGGTTTTTTCTTACAATCAAATAATCCTCGTTCAAGTCCTTTTTTTTCAAAAATGGAGTTTGAACATATTGCGATTGCTTTTGATTCACTTTCGGATTGATTGTCGTTGTCATCACTACCTGAATCCGCGCTATCACTCTTTTTAACCTTTTTAATACATTTGCATAATTTTTCAGCCAATATAGTTTCGGCTTTATTTTTTATAGTTTTAGACGAATCTTTCGAAGAAATCGGTATATCATAATAGTTCAATATTTTTATATAGTCATTTTGATTCAAAATACTCATAAGTATGTAAATATATATAATTCAATAATAAGAGTAATATTAATATACCAAGCTATATTAAAATAAGATAAAATTATATTTTATTATAATATTTATATATTTATTATATGCCTAAATTTTTAAATAAACTATTTGACATAAAATCCGCACCCGAAACAGAAATCAAATCAAAATTCATAAATAAAAAAGTTGTTGTTTTTGATTTAGATGAAACGCTGGGAAGTTTCGGACAATTCGGGTCATTTTGCATGTTATTAGATGACTATTATAACGACGACAATAAAGCGTATAGTATGTTTAATGAACTGCTTGATTTATATCCCGAATATCCGCGTCCGTATATTTTAAATGTATTGCGATACCTTTTACAAAAAAAGAAAGACGGAAAATGCAAGGCGGTAATGATTTATACTAATAATCAAGGAGAGCGTGCATGGGTAGAACACATTAAAACCTACTTTGAAACAAAACTACAATCAAAAATATTCGAGCAAATTATATCCGCGTTTAAAGTGGATGGTAAAATAGTCGAAGTAAATCGCACATCACATGATAAAACTATCGACGATTTCTTCCGATGCACCAAGTTGCCGAAAGATATAGAAATATGTTTTGTAGACGATTTGTTTCACCCCAAGATGGAGGATGAAAATGTCTATTATATTCACGTAAAAGGATACAAGCATTACTTGCCGACGTCTGTTATGATTAAGCGTTTTTTAAATTCGAACTTAGCAAAGGATATAAAAGATAACCAGACAGAACGAGAGAAGTTTACTACTTATATGACGAGCCGATTGAAGTATAATATTTCAGAAAAAGATGAAGACGAACAAGAAATGGATGTGATTATAAGTAAAAAAATGTTGGAACATATGAAAAGTTTTTTCAAGGAAGATAAAAATGGGACCCCTCGTGACGATGTAGGCTCTGATAGTCCTACACGTACTAAAAAAAATATAAAAGCAAAATCGTTTAAAAAAAAACAAACTCGTAAAAATCAAACGATGAAAAAAAAATAAATTTGCAATAGTATATGTATCATTTTTAATCTCTGGCAACCGCAGCGACCATGACCTGTCTCATTTCAAGATAGCGAACATGTTTTTTCGTCTTCTTGTGCGAGTTTATATTATAACTGCACCACGCATCCGCATTCGCATGTGACCTTTGTTCTCGCCTTTTCAAGAATTTCTTCTCTTCGTTTCATGTAGTAACTTTTATTATAGTCTTTTATCGCATCGCCTTTTTGCCGATTGTAGTTCTTTTGATATTCCAATTTTTCTTGGCGATGTTGGTAGTAATATTCATCGAATTTATTGCGCTCTTTGTCTTTTGGTGGTGGCAGTGAGTCTACGACTACGTCTACGTCTATTGGGTTAGCCTTTGACACATTTATTTTTCCAAGTTTTTTACGTAATTTATTTTCAACACTTGTTTGGGTTTGTGTTTGTGTTGTGATATTGTTATTATGATCGTGACGTCCATAGTCTTTTTCATCATCACCATTCAGCGTAGGATTGTTGAGGTTGTTGAGGTTGTTGAGGTTGTGTAAGTCAAGAAGAACAGACATTGGATTCTTTTTGATTTAAAGGGTTTGATATTTGTTAGTTTCTGTATATATCATTTTAAGGATACTTTTCGTTTCAATTTTTTGATACGAAAAATATAAATATAATATAAATAATATATAACATAATTATATAACTTACAGAAGTTTACTACACTACATAAAAACATAAACGCAAAATGTCGCTTAAGTTGTTTACAACGGACAACTATGATGAACAAGCCTATACACCTTTAGGATTTGTAAGAGGGACTATGGTTCACTCAGTGTCTATATTACGCGATTTTGTTGGAAATGTAGCCGGTATATTTGGTGGTCCAAATAGTGCAATCAACAAAAAAATAGATGATACATATGATGAAGCAATGAAAGAACTGGTTAAATATACAAAAAATGAATATCCATCGGCAACTGCTATTGCAGGAATAAATGTATCACTTACTGAAATGCGAGAGTTTATTATATGCGTAGCATGTGGAACAGCACTTGGACCCAATACATCGTCATCGTCATCGTCATCGTCGTCATCCGACGTCGTAAAACCAAATGTTCCTTTCACGACGAATCCAGTTAATATTCCCATCCCCAAGGGCGGTTTTAGTAAACATTACAGAAACAAAAACAAAACAAAACGCATACATATAAACACTAAAAGGCATACTAAAAGACATAGGTAGGTTTATTATTTAAACACTTTTACCAAATAATGCACTAAGACCACCCCCACAACCACATCCTCCACCTTTCATGTGACGTCGGTGGTGGCGTCTAGTGCGTTTATGACGACGCGTATGACGCTTCATATGTCTTTTTGATTTTGATCTAGTTTTCCGCGATAGTTTGCGTGCATGGCTACGACGATGACCTCCACCACCTATCTGCTTGCCTATCTGCTTGCCTTTATTATTTGTTTTTAATGCATTTTTCTTAAACACGTCTATGTTACCCTCCTGTGTTTTACCCTTCTTTTTATTTTTTTTATCCTTAATCCATGCTACAAATTCAGCCTTTTTGCGAGGATTTTCATATTTTTCATGGTTCATATCTCCTCGTTGAATACCTTCAGAACTAATATACAATATAGTCGGATATCCGCTTACATTGTGTGATATTCCATTTTCTTTAAATAGATTAGTATCATTGCTTTCAATTGCACCTAGAACAAAGTCGCCATTTTCGTGACCGAATCCAGTATTTTTACATTCATCTACTGCTGCATCCCATTCATCTTTTATGTCGATGCAGTAACCGCATCCATTCATATAAAACAATACAACTCCATGATTTTTCTTAAGCCTTTTAATATCTGCATCAGTCAATATAACTTTGGGATGATGATCATTTGTATTTTGATTTAAAAATCCAAACATTTTACTTAATGATTTACTTATATATTTTAGTTATATAATATTATTATTGCATATTTAGAATAATTGTAATATTTTAGTAGTATTTTATCATAGAATTATATATAATATAGCATAATTATATATAATACAAAAACAACACACAACCATCACACAACCATCACACTATGTATCATAAATATATTATTATAGCAGTTTTATTTTTAATGGGTGCATATTTTGTATTGAACTATTCATCTGCAGATTTTAAAGAGGCACTTACCATGCCTAAAAATACAAATAGCAACTCTAACTGCCCCAATATTCTTGTTCAAAAAGGTTCAAAAATTTATTTATATAACTCGAGTAAACAAATGGTGCCTGGTGTAAACCCGGTTACTTTTGGTAGTTTAGACGAATATGTTCAATTCACAGAGTGGCAACGTTCTGTTGGATTTATGTGTCCTGTTTTATTTTTACAACATACGGAAAATACGCAAGGTGAGGTAGTTTATAAAATACGCCCAGGTCCAACAGATTTACAAGGGGGGTTGCCGCCGATAACAAACGCAAATGAAATTCCGCCACCTAGAAGACATATTACTAAACTACTGGATGCGTCGCGTGATACCACCCCCTTTAATGTAAATTCTTATGCCGGTTATGACCCATCAAATATGGACCAAGGAGAGTTTACACCTGATATGATGATTGATTATATCCAGCAGTCGACGGGATTAAGTCCCAACCCAATGGATAAAAACTGGGGAGGCGCTGATTTCACACAGGCACTAATCGATGCTGGATACTATAAAGATAATAATGTAACTACTAATTTTAGATAGAACTAGAACACGCTGCTGCGGTCGTGATAAGAAACTTTTTAATATTTTCTACACATGTTTTGTTTATTTTTCGAAATGTAGTCTTTGCAGTTGCACCCGCACCCGCACCCGCACCCGCACCCTCGGTTTTAATCATGAATGTATTTAACATATCGGGCGTCTTTTCAAGTTGATATAAGAGATTTTGTATAGTCTTATATTCACGCATAAGTTGTGTCGCTACTTTAGAGCTTATTCCGGGAACACATGTTAACATAATTATATTAATATTGTCGGGCGTAATATATTCATTCTTTTCTTTATGTGATTTCAAAGCTGCGCAATATTTTTCATTATCGTCACTATCATCGCTATCCTTTTTAGTAGGTGACAACGATAAGACCGATGCCGACACCGACACCGACACCGACGCCAACGCAGTAGGTTCACTTTTATGACATTTTTTTTCAGTATAATAAGGCGTGCGTGATTTATCGTTGATACATGTTTTATAGTGCTTGTCTGCAAAAAATACAACAACGTCCGCAGTTTCACAAATCGAATTCGTCCTAAATACAGAAAATCCCTTATAATATAAAAGCGAAAACATACAGCTTATAAGCGTCTTTTTTGATACGCGACCCCTCTTTTCAATATACCTTTCTATATCGCCCTCAATAATATATACGATATTATGGTTATGAATATTTTCTTTATCTAGGCGAAATGATTGCTCGTTATATCTACCATCGCGTATACTTGCAGCCAAATCGTATAGCGTTTTTCTTTCAAAAATAATAACAACCTCTCCTTTATCGTTTTCTAAAATAATATCACCAACGGCGAGTTGTTCTTTTTTAATGACGTGTTTATGGTTACCTATGCTACTACCACTACCACTACCAATACCACCCTGTATTTCACTATTATCATGTGTAGGTGTAGGTGTAGGTATAGGTGCGGTCATTTCTACTTCGCTAAACATATGCAAAGGAACCAAACATCCGCTATTGGTTGCATTTGCATTACCTGGCATAGGCATAGGCTTTTTTGATTTCAGCTTTTTTGCCGAAACTTTATTGTCATCTCCAATTCCATCATCGACCCCTTCGTGAAGATCGAGACCATCGGTATGTGCATTCATAAATATATCTACACGATGTTCTATCAGTGGTATAAGTGATGTTTCACGATTATCTATCTTGATTATCATCGCTATGCTATGCTATGCGTATTTCTTGTAACTATAATAGTTATCTATAACATTTCTAAATAGTTTTAATATAGTTATAATAGTTTTGGATAACTACTTAAAATTATTTCATTATAATTATATATTGGCAAATTTTGCACTAATTATGATGAAAATATAATACGCGATATACGCGATATACGCGATATACTCGCTTACAACATGGGTCCGCTATTACGTGGAAAGTTATATGACTGCCTAAAGTTAAATAAAAAGTCCTTGTTTAAGGCAGGAACTGCGATTTGCGATCTTTGTCCAAAAGGAATCATAAAACCTGTTCCCGAAGGCTGTGCGCCACCCTTCTTCGGTCCTCCACCATTTTGGGTATTTGCATATAATCCATCCGCGGAACCCGGGCCGCTAAATAAAACGCGACGAGCCATTGCTGACCGACCATTTCTGCTTCTTTGTCCATTTCTTTGGGGCATTTTGATATAGCTGTAGTATTCTTATTTGAATATATAATCTGGTAATATTATATTATTTTTAGGCTATTGTTTGTTTACGATGTATTTTGTAATATAGTTTTTGCTATATTATAAAATTAACACTATGTGTATGTTATTACATCATATTCGCGAGAACAACTATCGCGATATTAATATGTCCATCCACCTTGGGAACCGCTGCCAACCAATCGTTTAATACCGGGAGCGGATTGAACCCTACTAATACCACCCGCGTGCTTATTGCGTTGAATCATGCCATTCTGATTCATGTAGTTAAAACCATCAACAGGTCCAAAAGGAATGCATTTGTTCTTGCAAAAATTAGTATTTAGGCGAATTACACTAGCAAGATTAGGGTTTCTACCCGTCAGAGGCATCGTTCCAGCCATACTTCCAAAGATACTCCCTCTGTTAGTGAGAGAACTTATTGCTGAAATTCTTCTAGGACCACTTAAAACCATTTTATTTTATTATATATATGCTAAATATAAAAAATATGTAAAATTGTTATACTATATTTTATTTTTACATATTTACAAAGTAAAGTAAATTAAATTGAAATCATTTAAAGATATAATATAATTATCAGATATACACACGCTATATAGTATCCAGAACTACATTAACATCCGTATCCGCATCCACACATACAAATACCAATATGACAACCCAAGAAAATCGTTCTCCATCGGGTCCAAGTTCCAGTTCCACGAGCGGCAAAAATATTCTAAATGATGCGGATATTATTCAGTCAGAAGACGGATATATATTTAACCCTTATAATCCAGACAATAGAGAGATTACATTGAATGATGTTCAATCTATTCTTTCAACCTATGGCGTTCCGGCTAAACTTAATAACTTTGAGTTATATCGCCGCGCATTTATTCATGCCTCCTATACAAAACGCCCTCAACTCGAAAATGCGCGCGAAAATATAAAGATAACACCTCAGCCTTCCAACTGCATGGCTCTACGCACAAAATCAAATGAACGTCTAGAATTCCTGGGCGACGGAGTTTTAGAATGTGTGACAAAATACTACTTGTATCGCAGGTTTCCTAAAGAGAATGAAGGCTTCATGACTGAAAAAAAAATTGCCATTGTCAAAAATGAATCGATCGGTAAATTGGCACTCGAGATGGGACTGCATAAATGGTTTATTATTTCGAAACATGCGGAGGAAAAGAAGACACGCACCAATCTTAAAAAACTGGGGTGCTTGTTTGAGGCATTTATTGGTGCTCTGTTTCTCGACTTTAACAAAATATCGGTACACGACGACGAAAAATGGTTCGAAAACGTATTTGTCACAGGGCCGGGATTTCAAATGGCACAGAACTTTATCGAGGCGGTATTTGAGCACCACATTGACTGGATTTCTCTTATCAAAAATGATGACAATTATAAGAATATCTTGCAAGTAAAAATACAGAAAGAATTCAAAACAACGCCTGATTATTTAGAGATACAACACGATATCGAAACGGGGTATACGATGGGTGTATTCTTATGTTTAGGTAAAGAAATATATCAAGTTGACTACAGGAATGCAATCAATTATAGTGAACTGAAATCATTTGCTAAAATACGCGAAATCTATGAAGAACGAGGGCATATTTTAGTGCATTTTGCATCGGGGACACATAAAATTAAAAAAAAGGCGGAACAAATGGCTTGTGAATTTGCGATTCAATGCATGTAGTCTACGAAGTCTATGAAGTCTACACAATCTAGTATATCGTAGTGTGTTCTTTTTTTAAATAAAATATATTAATAAATATATTAGTAAATATATCTATTGATAGTATAGATAGATAGGAATGGATATACCAGAACTTGAATCAAAAATAGAAAACTTAAAATCAAAATTAATAGAATCAAACCGGTTATTGTCGGAGTCGTCACAAGGCTCTCCTTCAAAATCAGATTTGGAAGAAAACCTACAACTTAAAAAAACTATCGCAGAACTAGAACAAAGAAAAACAACAATAAAAGAATCGATTGCGGGAAGTGCAACCGCTGGTGCATTCGGTTCGCCCAAGTCACCGATACAACATGTAGCATCACTTCTTTCATCGGGGTTTGATAGCATAAGAACGTCGCTTCCAGATATGAATGTAGGAAAAGGATTCGGGAGTGCTTCTTCGCCGTCTCTGCCTCCACCCCCTCCGCCCGTGCCCGTGCCGGCATCTGTGCCTATTCGTGTTGAACAACAGAGTGAAGATATTTTTTCTGACGAATCCTCGCAGCCCCAATCAGAACAAACACAAACACAAACACAAACACAAACACAAATACCTCTTATTGAAGGTGCACCAAATATTGGACACCATATTCTTCCAAGTGATAAACCTGGTACGGAGTTTGCTGCAGTGAGAATGATTAACGCACTTCAGACAAATTTGGCACCGAAATCCATAATTGAACAATTGCAAAATCCAGTTCCCGCCGCCACCACTGCTACCAAACCAACTGCAGCAGCCGCACATAATGTTCGTGTAGTATTTAAAGCAAGAGTTGCAAAACCGGTAGGTGAGCAAGGTGAGCAAGGTGAGGCTGCTATTGTAGTCAACGACCAGCGAACCCAGAAACTTGTAAGCTGTTATGATATTATTAAAAAATTACAATGCGCACTACCTGTTTGTGTTGCCACACCCATGGAGCCAGTAAAGGAAACAAAGTTAAAGTCTAAACTCGCACCCTTGTCGCTGGCCATGGTCGCAGCACTACCTTCAGCTCTCGGCGCAAAAGCAACACCCCAACAACCCGTCGCACTTCTTCGCCAAGTCATCATTATTAAAAAACTACCAAAACATATTTATTTAGAAGAAGACCCATCGCTATTGCTTGAATCCGGTGAATCAGGGGCCGCCGCCGCTGCCGCCACCACACCAGCACGTATCACCGCCAGCAGAAAAGGCCGCGTATTTGAAAAACCGGAATTCGGTATCATGACACAAGATATGCAGGACCTAAGAATCGGCGACCAAATTGTGCGCGAAAGATTGCCGCGCATTCCGCCCCTCGGTATAAGAGCATCCACATACTATATGAACAACCGCGAAAAATTCGTCAACTTTATTAATCAACTTTTTATTACATATCATGCCGAAGTGGCCGATCAAAAAGAAACGATTTCATGTGACTCAGATAAAAACCAAGATTTCTCGCTACTCACACACCAAAAAATAGTCCGAGATTATTTAAATATTTACACACCCTATCGTGGTTTGTTGCTGTATCATGGTCTTGGAAGTGGCAAAACGTGTTCCTCGATTGCAATTGCCGAAGGACTTAAAACGCATAAAAAAGTCATTGTTATGACGCCTGCATCTCTGCAGCGAAACTATGTCGAAGAGCTGAAAAAATGCGGTGATGATATTTACAAGAAAAATCAATATTGGGAATTTATCAAGATTCAAAGCAATGTCGATCCGATGGTCGAAACATTGTCTGCTATATTATCGTTGCCTAAACAATTTATTATTGACCAGACAGGTGCATGGCTTGTAAATATTAAGAAGTCGTCCAACTATACGTCGCTCAATACCGGCGAACGTGAAAGCCTCGATAATCAGTTGAATAAAATGATTAGCGCAAAATATCAATTCATCAACTACAATGGTATGCGTATGAGTCACTTGAATACACTTACGTCGAATTTTACAGAGAATCCATTTAATGACCGCGTAGTTATTATCGATGAGGCGCACAATTTTATCAGCAGAATTGTGAATAAATTACGGAGCCCTACTTCACTTTCGATGCGATTATATGAACTGCTTATGACTGCGCAAAATGTGAAAATTATTCTTTTGAGTGGAACGCCCGTGATCAACTACCCCAATGAAGTCGCGATTATTTTTAACATACTGCGTGGCTATATCAAAGTGTGGAAACTCCCTCTGCAAATTGGTGATGGAGCGCAATCAAAAATAGATAAAAAAACATTAGACCGATTATTTTCAAGTCTTGAGATTTTAGATTATATGGACTATAATGACACATCGCATGTTCTCTCAATTACACGCAATCCGTTTGGGTTTGTAAATGTAAATGAACGAGGCGAATATATGGGTGTAGGATTAGGCGAAAGCTCAAGTGCACCTGGCGAAATGCCGCAGCTTACTGACACTGAATTTGAACGTATGGTGCTTACAACATTAAAAAGTCGCAATATAAATGTCGTCCCTGGAAGTATTACGATCGAGACCTATAAAGCACTACCTGATAGTCTTGACTCTTTTCGGTCCTATTTTATCGACGCGCAGTCTGGAAATGTCAAAAATATTCGAATGTTTCAGCGGCGTATTCTTGGATTGGCGTCGTATTTCCGCAGCGCACAAGAACAATTAATGCCTGCATATGATAAGGCGACTCATTTTCGTGTAATTGAGGTACCGATGAGTACACATCAGTTTGCATCATACGAAGAAGCACGCAGGGCAGAACGGAATTTGGAAAAAAATGCGCGAACAAAGAAACGCCTCGGTTCTGGTGCAGGTGCTAGCTCCAAACCAAAAGGCCCGTCAGGAGCAGGAGGCGGAGGCGGAGGCGACGACATCTATGAAGATGCAGTATCCTCTTATCGCATTTTTTCGCGTCTTTTTTGCAACTTTGTTTTCCCGACCGAAATCACACGCCCACTTCCGAAAGAAGGTGACAACGTTGAAGGTGCAGTTAAAGAAGGGGTCAATGAAGAAGATGTTGATGCAATCAATGCAGCCGAACGTGTAGACAATATGAATGGCGAACATGCAGGCGACGACGTCGAAGAAATAGTGAAAGAAATTGAGCAAAAAACTGATTCATCTTATGAGAAACGGATTGCAGCAGCTCTTATGCGTATTCGCAGTGGTATGGCGCGCTATCTTACAAAAGCACCCCAGGGCGAATTGCAAACTTATAGCCCTAAGTTTTTAGCAATGTTGGAAAATATAACAGAACCCCAGCATTATGGCCTTCATTTGGTCTATAGCCAGTTTAGAACGATTGAAGGTATCGGTCTTTTTTCTATGGTGCTTGAGGCAAACGGATTTGCCCGTTTTAAAATAAATAAAAATGCCTCGGGTGCATGGGTGCTTGATATTAGCGAAGCAGACCAAGGTAAACCAATGTATGCTTTATATACAGGTAAAGAAAGCGACGAAGAGCGCGAAATAATAAGAAATGTATTCAACAGCACATGGGACTATATTCCAGTTACATTAAAACAACAATTAGTGCCGAAATCCGCGAATAATTTTATGGGCGAGATTGTGAAGGTTCTTATGATTACTGCATCCGGTGCCGAGGGTATCAGTTTGCGCAACGTTCGTTATGTCCATATTATGGAACCTTATTGGCAGCCTGTAAGAATCGAGCAAGTAATTGGGAGGGCTAGACGTATATGCAGTCACAATGACCTGAAAGACGAGAAGTTGCGAAGTGTTTATGTGATGATGTATATTATGCGGTTCACGCCGGAACAAATGGCAGACGATGCATCCATGGAATTGCGTCTGAACGACGTCAGCAAACTGAACGCGCAAAAACCATTAACAACCGACCAGGCGTTGTTTGAAATATCGACAATTAAAGAGGAAATCAATCAGCAGCTACTTATGGCGATAAAAGAAGCGTCGATAGACTGCGCAATCCACCGCGATAAGAATTCGAAGGAAAAATTGAAGTGTTTCACATTTGGTAGTGTGATGTCGAATAAGTTTTCGTATCCGCCGTCGGTGGATAATGAGGAGTCGGATACTTCCGCGTCGAGAAACGTGAAACAAACGACATTGAAATTGGTTGAAATCACTGCAAGCGTCGCTGGTAAACCTGTGAAATATGCATACGATAAGTCTACGAAATTGGTATATGACCATAGTAGCTATGTTGTGTCGCAAGAAGTGGGTGGCGAACCACTATGTGTTGGAAAGATGGAAATAAATAAAGAAGGAAAAGCGAAATTGGTGCCGTTGAGCGAAGTTGAAAAAGAAACGGGTGCCGTTCCGGTGTCAAAATCAAGCTCAACGCTTCCTTCTGCATAAGGAACCGGAGGTGTGGCGGTAAGCAAACGACCAAGTGAGAAACCATGAGAAAGGAGAGAAAGAAGAGAAACGAAAGAGAACGAGAGAAAAATCATATGCGTGGGTAAAAATATTATATTTTTTGTATAATATTTTTTGTATAATATTTTTGATAGGTTTACTATTATTTATCGTTTATTAACATGCCTTTGTTTCTTTTTTAAAGTCTTTCTTCTTCTTCTTCCACCGCCAGTTACTATTTGTGGAGGATAGAGTTCACATTCTTTTACTACTTTTTGAAATTCAGCATCTTTATTAAAGTTAATAATACTAGTTGGTGGTTTAAAAAGGTCTGCAGTTGCATTCAGGCTTTTAACAGATCTGCATGTTGTCGGTTTATGTTTTTTATTTCTAAGTAATCTTTGTGATACTGGTGTTTCCCCATGTAGATATCTATGAACCGAATACATATTAGTATTATCCAGAAAATCTCTTTTTTCAATAAAACTATATAATTCTAAAAGTTGAGCCATAGATTCGGCATCTAATTTAATATAGTCATCTAATATTTTACTTATATTATCTTGCTTTATATTATGTGTTAAAGTATAAAGTAAATCTGACATAGTTTTAGGAGTCATAGATTTTAATAGTTGTAATAATTTTTGCATATTTTCAGGATTCATAGATTTTAATAGTTGTAATAATTTTTCCATATTTTCATCAGTCATAATAGTATTTAATAGATGTAATAATTTTTCCATATTTTTATCTTTTGTTATCTTTGCTAATAATGATACTAATGATCCTAAAATAAATATAGGCTGAGCTCTCCCTATAGTACTATCTTTAACGCCTATAATTTTGTCAATAAATACTTTTACTAATTTACCTAAATTATTGGGAGGTGAATAATATCTGAATATATGAGATAATGAAGCCGTAAATTTTGAATTAGCTATATCAATATTACTATTATTTGGGTTAAGAGTTTTACTTCTCTCGATATACAAATTAGATAATACTTTTAGTATTTCGTAACCGGTTGATTCTGTGTTAGGTGGTATAACTTCATCTGCTAGTGCTGGTGCTGGTTCTGGTGCTGGTTCTGGTGCTGGTGTCACTTGTTCTGGTTCTGGTGTCACTTGTTCTGGTTCTGGTGCTGGTTCTCGTGTCACTTGTTCTGGATTCACTTCCTGTTGTTCCTGTTGTTCCTCTGGTTTCACCTCTGGCAAATATGAAGTTTCCTCCAATTGTTCTGGTACAACGCCAATGACTTTCTCCCCACCTACTCTCCTGCGTGTTTGCCTCCGCAATCGTTTTTTGTTTTGAATACGTTTCGCATTTTTCCGTGTATAATGTTTTTTATATTTTCTATGCCCTTTACGTTTCGTATACTTACTACGTCTCACTCTCATGCGCCTTGTTACTAATTTACTCATCGTTATATAGTATACAAATAAAAAAATAGAATCATTGCATTTTCTTTTCTAAAATACTCAAAATAAGTTCCTGATTTTTCTTGATTTCATTCATATCATTTTGGATACTCTGAATTTTTTGATCTAAAATTACATATTTTTGCATTTCGCGCATTTCTCTCATTTCTCCCCATTCTCTCGTTTCTCTACTTCCTCCATAGTTATGCATCTCTTGAACGCGAAGTTGCATTCCTTCATTATAATTTTCATTATCATCGTCACTTCTATTGGTGATGTTCATAATATCATCTAGTGGTATATGTATCTTTTCTACGATCTTGATATTTGCCGTATTGTTGTCTTTTTTCGTTTTAAGCTTTGAAAAAAACGATAATGTATTTGCGTCACTATTCTCAACACCATCTTCACTATCAAGAATGCTATCTGTTTTGTCATACTCTTGATTTTCGTATTCTACTTTGGTATTATCAGCTTCATTAAATGTAACACTTTTTGAGTCACGCGGACGCATCGTGACTATCTTATTTATGGGAATATTATTATCCTTATCCCCAAAGTCCAATGATTTATTCCCATTTATAATATCTCCACCATGACCATTTGTATCGATATTCAGTTTCACTAGTTCTCTCTCACGTGATGCTAAAGCTTCTGCAAGCAGTCTTTCCATCTCATCGCCTGCCAGTTTTTTATCATATAAATCAGATTCCTTATTTCTACCTAACGCTTTATCTGAGAAATCAATTTGGTCCGGTTTCTTATTATTCAACATAGTATCCATTTCAGCCTGTTTTTCCTTTAAACGTATCTCAAGCTCACTCATTCGCGTATTTTTAATATCATCCGCACGATATATTTCTTCTATTTTAGGTTTTTTTACTAAACTTGTTGGCATTGGTGGTAACATTGGCTGGTGCGCCGTCGGTCGTGTATTTTGTTGTGGTTGCTGCCGCGATTGTGCATGTGCTTGTGCCTGCTTCATACTATTTTCATTATGCGTTTTTATCTTATTCACTTCGTCTATCACTTTTTTAATAACTGATTTGTTACTATTTATAACCATTTCAGCAGCCTTTTTATCATAGTCATCATCACCTTCGTCATTTTTATCAAAAAATAAATCAAAATCAGGTTTCATTGCTAGTATCGACATTTCAAAAATATTTTTTACATTATGAAACATAGATGAGGGAATATTGTTAAATACACCCCCTTCTTGTAATGTTCCCCAAAGCACACCCTTATTTTTATTATTTGTGAATTCTGTAAACGACATTTTATTTATATATGAACTATACGAAATACTATCACAATAAATATAATAACAAATAAATATTTAATATTTATTTTTTATATAATATTATAAAAAATATTATATAAAATAGAATCCTATGTTCAAATTAAATAGTGTAAAAAATAAAAACTATTCGAATAGTAACCCATCCTTACTAAACTATGTCAACAACATTATAAAGGATGTTGCCCCATTTTATATAAACAATGTAAACCTGCTTTTTTTTGATATTTTTTATAAAAATAATAAAGTATATTTGATTATGCCGATATACATCGAACCCTATACGATAAATAATTTTTTACTGATATTAAATAAAAAAAACCTGATTCCCTCAGAAAAATATATCAAAGATTCATATGAACCCATTTCGGTATTTGTATATGATATAGATGAAACCGAACAAACAGAACAACACATCGACTCTATTACGATTGATATACTATGCAACAATGTAAAAAAATCATATCATTTAAATCACATTTCCACAACAGATAAACCGAAACACTTTCTAACACTAACTACACTTTTTAAACATGACGCTAGTTTGTTTCCTTTTTTTTATAACTACTATACGAAACAAGGTGTGTCTCATTTTTATATATATCATAACGGAATTATTACACCGGAAATATATAAATTATTTAACAGACCACAATATAAAAACGTAACACTTGTAGAATGGAATTTTCATTACTGGAATCCGCGAGAATTTAAATATTTTCATCATGCGCAAATGGGACAAATACATCACGCACTTTACCGATATGGTAAAGATGTATCAGAGTATATGATATTTTGCGACTTTGATGAATATTTGCACATACCACAACCACAACCACAACCACAGCCACTTCTACATCAATACATAAAAGACAATCCAAGTATTGATATTTTCGGTTTTTGTAATATATGGGCAGATACGTTTCATAATGTGTATCCAAATAGTCCTGTCATCCCCAAGCAAATACTTGCAGTTGCTGAACATAACTCTTACACCGAACGAAGTAAAAATATATATAAAGTGTCATCTATAAAAACAACAGGTATACACCAACTATGCGACGATGATTATTTATCCAATCTGAAAAGTATACTTGACTTGAAAATGTATCATTTTTATAAATGGTCATCAAAAAGTCGCGTAATTGACAACTGCACAAACCCAGTAGAGTTTGCATTTTAATGGGTGTGTCGAAAACGATACACCTACAAGTCCTGGTTGAAGTATAATTTGCGAAACTTCTCCATCTGCTCGTCTGGAAAAATATCGGTGATAAAGTCCTCTGGTTTCATCGCTTCGCGCAAAAGATTGATAATCATAAATAGAGAATACATTCCGCACTCGGTCGGTTTCTTCTGATGATGTTTTTTATTTTCGATATACCTAAAAGTAATACCCAATGCTTTGCCTTGTTGTTTTATTTTATTTATTAAACGTTTTACTTCTTTGGGAGGCGATGTTCCTGTGCTATCGAAGAAAAAAATGAACTTATGCTTTAAACTGACAAACATGGAAATCCAGTGCGAACCTGATAAATAATGCGGATCTGTATTGAATACGAACCCGATTTTGTTCTTTCCATTTCGTATTGATGTTCGCAAATCAAAATGACATAATTCTTCCCATACACATTCGCCATACATTTTCGGAGAATCAAAGTCAATGGGTGCCGCACCTATGAAATCAAAATACGGAAACTCTTTTTCGTATTGTTTCATGACATTTTCGATATCGATACTATTTAGCCACTCATTCGGGTTTTTCTTCCAGTCGTCTGGGCTTTTTGGTGCAAATGTATAGGTCAACATTTCTTTATCAAGACCTGCAGAAGCAAAATTCTGTTTCAACCAACATGATTCCTTATTGCAGACGTTTTTCAAACGTTGTTTTAAGGACTCCCATATTTCGCGGGGTTCGTTTGATGTAACTAAAACATCCGGGTGGCGAGCATTCCATAACGATTTTAACTTAAACAGCGACTCGTTACTATAACATGTAAAATCATTATCTTGGATTTTTGGGCTGCATTTTAATTTTACAAATCCGTCGGGATGTTTTTCAATGTCTTTGTCTTTGTCTTTGTCTTCTTCTTCTTCTTCAGCAACAGAATCAGGACTTTTATCCTCGACTACGTCCCGTTTACTTCTTCTCGTTTTCTTCGTCTTGGCAGTTTTTTTATTTGTCTTTTTATTTATTTTTTTATTTGTCTTTTTATTTATTTTGCTTTTTTTACCATTATTATCATTGTTATCATTATTACCATCTTTATCATCTATTACATCAACATTATCGGCAAATTTTAAAATAGTTCGTATTCTTCTTGATTTCATGTATATATAAAATATATATTTAATTTAATTTGTTGTTGTTATAGTGGCGAATGTTGGCACAGAACCCTTAATGTCTTTTTTCCTGAATTTTGGATCTTTAAGATTTACATTTTTAGTTTTAGGGAGTATCATTTCATTTTTTGGTACACTTGTTTTAATTACGTAATTGTCTAGCGTTACTATCTTTTTATCTGTTTGTTTCATACATAATTTATTAGCCTCGTTTAAACTATTGGTCATATCTTCATCGCCGCCCCCATCGCCAACCCCACATTCCCCACATTCCCCTCTTTCTTCATTCATATCGTTATATTCACATTGAATGGTATCCATAGTATCTTTAAATTTAAAATGAGAAATGCATAGTCGCGCAAATGTATTGAATGCTGATATAATAACATCGTCTATCTTCGGTATATCGGCGTGAACTGGTAAGGTTGTCGTCGTCGTCGTCGACATCGACGACTCACATGGCGCATTCGCATTCGCATTCGCATTCGCATTCGCATTCGCATTCGCATTCGCATTCACGTTATTAAATAAAATATCCTTCGTTAATGCAATAATGCGTTTTCTATAAAATCTCTTCTCCCTTTTTAAA